CTCTAGAATATCCTGCCTTCAGCTCATCAATGCTAACCTCTAACTCTTGACCTTGTACTTTTACTCGGTGGAGTTCGGGTTCATCTATTTCTGTTTGCGTTTCTTCTTCGATGTCGGTTTTTTCAGTAGCTGCTTCGTTGGGAGTTTCTTCAGACTTTGATTGACTCTCTTTTGAAGGTTCCTCTTTGATCTCTTGAGGTTGCTCTGAGGGGACTGCTTCTTTTTTCTCTGGTTCTGCTTGTCCTTCTTTAGGATTCAGAAGTCCAGATATTTTTTGAGCAGCACCTTGAACTGTTTGTTCTTGTGCCATGTAACGTTCCTCCTTGTTGGTTGACGTATAACGAGCTCCTAGAATAGGTTAGCTCTTGTGTAAAAGCTCAAGATCTTTTTGAGCTAGTTTTCCACCTTCAATGATAGACTGTAAATGTCCTTGGATTTTATCGACCATATTATAAGCCATCCAAAGGGATCTACGTTTTTCATCGTCAGTAAAACTTGTATTAAAGATCTCTTGTCTATAAGTTTCTAAGAGATCTTCGAATGCGGTTTTAAGAAGTGGATCCTGTAGTAGGACCTGGGCTTGTTTGCCCTTTCTTATCTGTTGTTCTGTTTTGTTCATCACCAAAGAATTTTTGTTGTCCCTTAACAATCTCTTTCATTAAATCTCCAGATTTCTTAAGGTCTTCTGTTTCTAACATAGATCTACGCTTAAGTTCAAGCTCATCTATATTAGATCCGTATTTAAGTTCTAATTCTTTAATCTTTATTTCAAAGTCAAGTAGTTGCTGTCTCATTCTACCTTCAACTTCTTTAAGTCTAACATTAGCTTCTAATTCAGCTCTTTGGTTTTCACCTTGTACTTGAGCTAATGTAACTTTTTCAAATTCAGTTGGTGGTTTAGGTGGTAACTCAGGCATTTGAGCCGCACCTACGTCAGGATCCATGAAATAGGGTTCTATTCCATTTAAGCCTGCGTTCTCTATTAGTTTCTTTAAACTATTATATATGTTCCTAAGATTAACCATTGGACCAAATGTATTTTGTTGTAAGTTTACTGCTTGCATTTGACGTTCCAATATAGCGTTAAGAAGGATAAGTTGTTGTTCTTTTGATCCTGTTCCTAGTCCTACCTGGACAGTAACATTAACTCTATCTTTCCATTCATAAGGTCTCATAGGAATATACTTCCCTCTGATTCTTACGATCTTTTCTTTTTGTTGGTATTTGCATACCAGTTCAAACATTTTTAAAGCTAGATCCTTCACACCCGTTTCAGCAAAGATCCTGGCAATTAACTCCATTCTCATTTGTGATTGTGTCAGAATTTGGTTTTGTCCAGTCGCTGTTTTATTTAAGGTATTAGCATCTAGCCCTTGTGATTGTCTGGTAATTCCTGTTCTACTTTCTTTAACAGAATCCAGATAACCCAACATTGTTGTTGCCTGTTCCGTAATAGGTTGTGCTGGAATAGGCATCATAACATTTTGTGGTGGTTGTTTCGTTCTAACAATTCCACCAGGTCTGTTAGTAAGTAAATCATCCATCGATACTTGTCCGTCTTGGACAGCAACTCTGTTATTATTTGTTAGATACATGTTATCTAACATTTGTCTCATAACAGTCGATTTAATTAATTGAATATCTTCTACGAGTTCAGATACAGATCTACCATGAAATCTGTGTGGCATGATCACAGGTGTTACGGAAATAAATGGAAAGTTATCTACTTCTTCCATATCTATTATTTTACCTGTTCCAGATCCTGCGGTTGTAATCTTTAATAATTCTGCCTTGCCATCATCATTAACATCTAGTTTGATGTAGCATTCATAGATTAAAATATCATTTGTACTTTTATCACCTTCACTAGATCCGTGTGAAAAATCTATATTCTGGTGTCGTACAAATTTATCTTCTGTAAAGAAGTCGGTATCACCCGTAGGTAATCCGTCAACAAGATCTTTATCATAGCCCATCTCAACAAGTTCTGTTCTTGTTTTGTTCGTTCTATGACATACAAAATTTGCAGAATTAATGTCTTTACTTCGTCTTGAAATTAAGAATTCTTCTGGAGGAACTGGTTCAATTCTGACCTGTCCGTATAATCTTGTTCTATAAATAACTACATCATGAAGAGTTACTTTGTCTAACTCTTTTCCTTTTTCGTCTAAAATCGGTTCTTCGTATTCAGAATGATTTCCAACTTTAACTTCTGGATTTGCGACAAGATCGTTAAACTCGTCTTCGGTTAATCTTGTATATTCTTCTCTTTCCGTTTTATTAGAATCATCCCAATAAACTTTTAAGATTCCATTCTTTTGAATTAATGCATCTTTAAATGCAGAGTAAAGAGACAGAAATCCTGAGTTCTCTTTATAAAAAATATAGTTCAGGTAGTCAGAACATTGACGTGCCATTTCATCGTCTTCTGGTCCAACACCTTCGCAACTAAATACATTGTCTCCTGCAGTAAAAATTCTCATTAAGGAAGGCATGAGACTTTCTACTGTATCAAGTACATCATTGGATATTACCTGAGAACGACCTTCTTGTTCGTTCCCTAAAGGCATACCTAAATAATATTCTAATGATTTCTTTCTTCGAGATACTAACTCTCCACCAATAAAACCTGATGCGTTATGTATCTCTCTATTTAAAACTGCTAATATATCTTTTTGTGATTTCATACTATATATCTTGTATCTATACTAATTGGTTTTTTCCATTCAGTTGTATCAATTGGTTCATGCACAGCTCCGTATCTAAATGCGTCTGCTGCGTGTGAACACCAATCGTGTAAAGGTTTATTTTTAAATATTTGGTTCTTATCATCCCATTGTTTTCGATATTGTCTTACAGCATCTAACCCAAGTTTACACTTAACTCTATCGAAGTAACAATGCGGTAACATATTTCTTACTGATTCGATGCCATGATCTACTTCTAGTTTAGGTGCTACTTCAAAGTCAATACCTAATTCATTTGCTACTTCTAATCTAGATTTTCCTGTTCCTAATTCTCTAGCTTGTATATCGTGAGGAGCTATATGATGTGAATAATGATAACCCTTCTCTTCAAGTTTATCTGCATAGTGCGCTAAAGATTCTCCTGAAGTTTCGTAATAATCTACTAGGTGTATTTCTGTCCCTACTCGTTGAGCAAACCAAATTGCTGTTGAGTCACCTATACCTAAATCCCACCACGTTTCTACACCTACATTCGTATCAACAGGCACGGATCCGATTCTTCCATCATTGTCGGCTTTCGTTATTAATCTTCCGTAATAACTTCCTGAGACCGCTGCAGTAAATGAACATTCGAACTCTTGCTCGTACTGTTCTTCGGTCATTATGGAACGTGCCTGTGCCAGTTCCTCAACTGGAATCACCTTGGTATCTGATGCTCTATACATCTTACCCATCCAGTCTTTATGACCTCGTTGAGCAAAATCGTAGACTTCCCAGAATTGATTATGTCCCATTGGAGTTCCGATAAACATTACCCAGCCTAACTTGTCAGAAATAGCTGGTCTAATGATCTCAGTCCATACCCTTGGTGACATAATTGCATATTCATCCATGACTACTCCGTCAAATCCCATTCCACGAATGGAGTCTGGATTATCTGCACCAAATATTTGAATTCTTGATCCGTTAAATAAATCTATTCTTAACTCGGTCTCGTTCCTACTGCCTCCTAAATACATAAGAGGTTTGGTATAAAATTTTAAATACTCCCAAGCAATAGATTTACCTTGTCTATATGTTGGAGCTATGAATGCACATAACGATCTTGGTTTGTTGGCTGCAGTTTTAATTAATTCATTGACTGATAAAACTGTTTTTCCAAATCGTCTATGACAAACTAATACGTTAAATCTTGTTTTGTTTTCGTGAACTTGTCTTTGGTATTCCCTTGGCTTGTAAGGGATCTTTATAACTCTACTCTTTTTGCCACTCGACTTTGATTTCAATTGGTTCATCTGATCCTATTCGTGAAGTTGAAGATGCTAGTCTCGGATGAATATAAGGTGCAGCTTTTTCTGCAGCATATAGTTTTTTATCAGGCGAAGACATAGGATTGTTTAACACACCCAGCATATAATCTAAAGGGGAAGTATTATGTTTTTCTGCTAGTTCTTGCATACCTTTCCATGGCTTCTTGCTTTTAGATCCTACAGGTCTACCAGCTCCTTCACGTTTACCGCCATGATTATTTTCTTCTTCTTTATCCGTATGCAGTCCGCCTTCATTTTCGTATGTTTTTTGTTCTGCGTCAGTCATTATAAATGCCACTTTCCACCTGAAGCCCATTTTTTTCCAGCTAGTGGTCCTTGTCCCAACTTCAATCCTTTAGAATATTTGCCAGGTTTTTTAGCTCCTTTAACAGCTAAAGTTGCAGCTATAGATAAATAGGGATGTCTGAAAGCTGTCTTAGCTAGACCATAAGCTGCTTTAAATGGAGTAAACTGTATACCTCTTGTGGGTTTAGTCCAGCTTTTAAGCTCTGTTTTCCAATTGAATGATTTTTTTGCCATATTAATATCTTACTTTCTTTTTTTTCTTTTTTGCGTATGCTTTAGCTTTTTTCTTTCCAGCTTTAGTATATGCAAATTTCTTTTTACCTACTTGTGGCATTGTGCCTCCTATTTTTTATATGATGTAATATCATAAGAATATTTACCCAGATCCATATGTGTAGTTTTATGTTTCTTTTTTCTCAAGTGTGCTAGTTCTTTTCTATGTTGTTTGTCAGTTATAAAACCGCCTGCTCTAAGAGATTTATATCGTGGATCTGATGGTTTCAAACGAGGGGATACCGCCATAGATGCTGCTACTAATCCCACAGAACCAGCAAATATTCCTGCAGCTCCTGTTAAAACTTTAACATTAGGAGGAGTTTTACTCCATACTTTAATTCCTGCACCTTTAACTTTAGATCCTAACTCGGATATAGATTCTTTAATACCTGTAGTCCAATGTTTAGGTTTAGGTTTTTTAAAGGGATTCCAATTAGCCATATCGTCTTTTTTTTCTTTTACCTACTTGATAACCGACTGTTCCACCAGCCACACCAGCAGTAATACCAATTCCTGTCTTTGTTGTAAACTTCTTTCCTACATCTTTAACCTGCATAACACCCATTTCGTGGATAGCTTGTGATGCTTTTTGATATTGCTTAGATTGATGAAATTGTGAAAATTTATCAGTAGTATATTTCTTAACTTTGCTTGGAGCTTCTTTAGTAGCTGACCATACTTTTGGTCCTACCTTTTCTCCCCAAGTCTTTACGCCTGTAAAGGCAGCTTTGCTCCATTGTATCATCTTAATAATCCTTGTTGTGCAGCCATTCTGGCATTCGGCATAGGCATATTACCGCCTTGTGGTCTTTGTCCCATACGTGCCATCTGAGGGTTCATTGGTTGCTGCTGTTGATCCAATAAACCCTGTTGTTGTCGTGCCTGTTCAGGCATGAGTTTAGCTCTAATAATTAAAGCTAACTGTTCACCTTCTTCAGGTGACAATTTAATAATCTTATCTGCTAATGTTTCTAATGTTCTTTTTGCCATTATACAATCCTAAGTTTAGGTTTACCTTTCCTAGTCATGCCTCGTTTAAGGTTGAGTGCACCAGGATAGTCTTTGTTTTTAAATACCCCGCCAAATGTACCTGCTTTCATTTTTTTGAATTTCTTCATTTGTGCACGTTTCTTT